GAAAGCAACTGCTTTACTTCCAGCAACTGAATAATCATTTTCAGTAATATCGAGAAGTTTAAATTCTCTGGTTCCCGTTCGGAATCGCAACCCACCAGATGTTTCAGTCGCAGGTTCAATATAATTCTTAACACCGAGAGAAGGTCTAATGTTAGGAATGAAGAAAGAACCCTTGATCTCACCAGTTGCTGACGAAACCAAAGTAGATGAACCATCAGGATGAGAAGTAACTGCTTGGTTTGTCTGCAGATTGCCCTGATCGTCATCTCTTCCTGCGAAACGGTCAAATGATGTTTCGATACGAACCCAATCTGAAACATTTACACCGTCGAAGAAAGGAACAAACTTAGTGTTTGGTTTCAATCCTTTCGCGTGGAAATAAATTTTCCTAGATCGCATCCATGGAGTAATCGCCGCGTCAATGACACGATTACCGATTGTAGAACGAATAGTTTCAGATGAAACAACTCGACTAACGTGTCCTCTCGTCGAGGTGTTAGTTTGTCTCCTAGTTTTTTCTGAGGAATACTTTCTTAACTCGTAAAGACCTCTACGACCAAACGCGCCGAACCTTCTGTTACGTACGACACCAGTAGAAATAGTTGGACGATCTTCAGGCACTTCGATATCTTCAATGCTACGACCTGCCCAGTTCCATTCCCAGTTATTCCAAAGCAATGCTTCTTTTCTGTCTAATCTCGTCGAACCGTCTACAGTTCTTGAACCAGAATATCCAGTTCCCTTCCATTCGTCCGAACTAGGCGAAAGAACGATACAACCAATATTCTCTGCGTTCTTGAATATGTTTACTGGTACTGAATTACTCGCTATATTCTGTGAGATGAATTCAGCGGAATCATAGTTCAGATAAATGTTATCGCCTTTTAGCGTAACACCAGAAGAAGCAACATTGTCATAAATCAAACGAATGTTATCTTCATCGAAACCAGGTCTAAGCAACTTACTTTCTGGATCAATCGAGGCACGATAGTCGTCAATTTCTGTATCAGTTGAAACCTGATCAGAAAAGTTATCAACGACAAATCCAGTTTCTGGTCGAGCATTACCCGCAGAATCTTTTAACGTTTCCAACTTACTGTCAAGTTCAACAAAACTTAACGTAGTCGTCTCTTCTAGTTTGTCAAGTTTTCTTTCGAGTTTGTTAATATCTGCCATAGTATAACGCTTGTGTTCAATCGGCGTTACCGAGAGATCTTGAGCGTCTAAAGTGTTGGCATTTAAAACAATCTTGTACAACTCTAATGAGTTTTCTGGTGTTTTCTTAAATTGCGGTACTTCTGCCTGCTCACCCTTGAGTAACGAGAACTCGCCTTCTTGAGATACAATCAACTTGTCTGCGCGTGGCAAATAAAACGCAACGTCAGCAGTAAAGTTAGATCCGTTTCTAGGCAGTTCTTTTACGTTAGCGAAAGAACCGTTTGCTAATTTGTCAGGTCTAAAGTCAACGAACTCTCTTAGTTCAACGATTGAACCGTTTTTCAACCTGTGATTAGGAATCTCTGCATATGATACGTCGTAAGAGTTAATATCATAGAAATTACCAGAACTGGTTCTATTGAAATATCTGAATCGGCAGAAAATATTTCCGGCGATTGTTTTTCCTTCATCGAGAATCAAACGACCAATAGCATAATAGTTGTCACGCTGGCCATTGTCTAACGTAAACATGCCAGAGACATCTTCGCCATTAACGTCAATCAATGTAACCTGAGAAACGTCATAGATATCATGAACGCCAAGGTCTAGGTATTTTACACCAGTGTCTGGATCAGTTTGAATTGTACCAGTTACTTCACCGACTGTAATTTCTTTACCAGCGGCAGTACCGTTATTATTATTGACATAAAAATATACTTCCCAATCACCAGCAGAAAGGTTATTAATCTGAGCGTTTTGATCAGCGTTGGTTAAAACAACTGTCGCGGAAGTAGAAATACCGCCACCAACTTCACTAACAATCCACAAACCTGTATCTGTATACGTTTCGCCTGCAGAAAGAGTTGGTAATGAGATAGAAGTTCCGCCAGTGGTAATGGAACCAGAATACCTTTGAGTAGTAATGCTGATGTTTGTGATATTTGACGGACGAGGTCTCGGCAAATCAAACAACAAATCATTATTACCAACGTCGTTCAAGAAAACTTCATTTGACGTGTTAGGAAGCAAAGTAATATAATCAGTTGCTCCTGTACCGATACTTCTAGCAGCGCGTAAGTCGCCTCCAGTTGTCGTTTCAACATCGAAGACATAAACCTTATAATTGGCACCATCTTCTTCAATTGCTCTAACTCTACAAGTTCCAATAACGTTACTGCTAGGGTCAGATACGTTCGTACTAATATTAACTTCACCGTAACTTAAATCAGGTATACCTGCGTTTCCGTTCGCCAAGAAGTAGTTGCCGTAAGAAATACCGACAGATTGATTTGTAATTGTTTCTGTTCCTTGTGGTTTAGGAACCGTCAAACGAATCGGAGATGGATTGTTTACGCGATATCCATTAACATATGCTCTACCGGCAGATACAATCAAATCAAGGTTGTTATTGTCGCCATCAATTTCGTCCATATTCATTGTGAACGGATGTACGATATAATTTCCTGATTCTTCGTATGTTCTTAACGCGAGGAGATCGTTAATCTTGTTAAACCCATCAATAGATGTAGCGACATCAACAATCTTTGAATTTTCGACTTTTGCAAAATAAACAAACGTGTCATCCGAAGATACGTTCGCCTGTTCAGCAAGAGTCATCGTGATTCTGTATCTGTCCGCACCAGGTGCCGCCGTGTTGGGCGAAGGTCCGGCATTATCATAAAGAGCAGTGTCATCGTCAACTGTTACGATGTCCTGAGTTACTTTGTATCCAACTGTGGTGTTTGTAACCTGCGAATACTTACTCAGGAAAATATCTTGCTCGGAAGCGTGGACGAAATGACCGAGGACATAAAAGTCGCCCTCAGAAACTCTAAACTTTGTACCTGCGCCAACTGGATCAGAAGCACCGTCGGCAACCCTGAAGTTCCAGTTGGTTGCTGTTATAATTTCGTTTGGTGCAAACTGTACAGTTGCAGTTGAAGCGTTCTGAGTTCCAGCGCTGGTATATTGTACGTAAAGCGTATCAGGGTCAGAACCAGTAGAAGCGACTGCCTCAATAACTCTAGCAACAACGCCTGTAACTGTTCCGGTAATTTCTAATCCGACTGGAACGTTTGCGAACGAAGAACCAACTGGACCAGTTGCTGTTGCTAGTTTGACATATCTGTAGTTAGAATTAATTGAAGGCGTGCCAGCGTCAACTGCTGCACCTTCCTTGAAAATATTTGAACCGAAACGCTCAATTTCTTTTTGAATAATCGTTTGTAACTGCGTTAACTCTCTAGCCTGAAGAGACCTTCCAGAATTGAAAAGTATCTTATGATAATTATCTGTTTCACTCCAATCGTCTTTATACGTAGAAGAGAAAGAGTTTGAATTAAAAGTGTTTGGCATGATAATTCCTACAGTTTAACAACTAATTTGACATCTTCGGTTTGATCAGGATCTCGACTGATTCCTGTGAAGTTATTGATATACAATATTTCTCCAGTCTTGGTGTCAACGTCGGGATCTACTAAATAATTCGAAGATTGAAGAGTTCCTTCTCCGCCGGAGTTAGATAAAATTTGCTCACCAGAGGTAAAATCAACGAAACCAGTTTCTTCAGTTTGATAGAACCAAACTTGCTTCGGAGTAGAAGTACCGTCATAATAAGCAACTAACGCTTTCGCCTGCGAAGTCTGACCTGTTATCTCTTCGTCTAAATTGAATGGATTTACTATGTCGCTGAAGTTCAATTTAAACAAAGCGTTCCCTGCATTCGCAGTAAAATCTGAGTCTAGTAATGATCCGTATTTTTTAGGATTTTTTATCAGAGTTGACTGTCGGAAATCGTTATCTGTTAGAATAGTGTCGTTTTCTGAGTTAACAAAGTCACTATGGAACATCAGAGAGTCTGCTCTCAGCGAAACAGTAGGATCAGCAGTAATACCTGAAACTGGTCCAATCACTGCCCTCGCTTTGGCACCAGAACCTCCACCATTACCGACAAAAGAAATTGTTACGTCTTTGTATCCACTTCCGTGTTGAATAACGCCAGATACTTCGTTCATAGTTACGTGGGTTAATATTCCGCCATTGTTATTGACTGATGCAGCAGCGTCCGTACCTGAACCTAAAATATTGACAGTAACTGGATTAATATAACCAGTACCACCTTCTAGTATTTCGATAGAAAGGATTGCTCCAGCAACTGCGCTATCTTGAATAGATTTCTGTTCAACCTCAACTGCCGTTACACCAGCGCCTTTAATGAACTGAACCGGAATGTAGTTGTTAGTCATGTGGTTGTTTGCATCTTCAGGTCCAATCTGGTACATATATTTCCAGACATAACCATCAGCAGTTTTGAAAGATGCAGTTTGAACACCAGTCGGTTCAACAGTAGAAACTTGTGGATTGCCAGAAGTATCCTTTGGTTGTTCCAAACAAATATACACTCGCAGGTTCTGGTTCATTACATAATAAGGATTGGTCGAAACGTCAACCTCAGTCGCAGTATCTGTATACGGATAGTAAATCGTACTTGATACCCAGTTTACTCTTGGTAGAACCAATGAATTAGATTCAACAATTTTATATGATTGAAGAGAGTTTCTAACTTTGTTTAAGAAACTGATAGATGAGATATCACTATCGCCTTCTAGATCTCTAATCGGAGCAACGTCAGAGTCGTTCCAATCATGCGCGCGACCAATACCGATATAGTAGTTGTCATCGGCATCGTTAACAGCATCACTTAACGCTGTCAAAAGTGAGTTTTTAAAACTAGAGGTAATTGCTGCTGTCATTTATCTTCTCTATGAAATTGTTAAATTAGTATTGCCGTTGTTGACTATATGCCAAGAGGAAGTTCCCCAAACTAAATCGAGGACGCCGTTCTGGGCGATAACCACTGAGGTTCCGCCGCTTAAATTCGTAGGAGTTACAGTTACATTTCCGGTGTTTTCTGCAATAACACGTATAGTTCTTCCCGAATAGTTTGCGTCTGCTAAAGTTAAACTAATAGAACTTCCGTTAGTACAAACGTGTGTACCGAAAGTAATATCAATGGCACCAGTAGTGTCAACCAGCGCAGACTTTGAAACGCCCTGATAGAGTTCTTCAAAATTCTCATTCATTTTAATTGCAGCAGATCGAAGAGTGTCTCCCGTCCCATCATTTGCTGCTGTACCAACGCCTATTAACTGAAGTGCCATTTAATTTATCCCAATTTTGTTTTATTTATAAGGTTATTCGCCGAAATTTCCAGACCTAAGATTTACACCTAAGACGAATGCTTCGCCGACATTGGTAGTACCATTAACATCGCTCGTGGAAGATCCAACATAAATTCTATTGCCTTCAAGAACGATATTGTTTGTCGCCCACAGAGATCTGTTCGTTACAGTTTGCCCACCAGGTTGTCCGCTCAATCCTATTACTTCCTCACCCCATACAGTGTTGGCGGCAAGGTTTCTATCTGTAACAGATGTTATATCATAGATCGGAGTTTCATATGTGCTAAACGTAGGTATACTAATAGAACACAAACTTGTAAACTCAGTTCCATCAAATATATATGTCTCCACATCAGTACCACCTATGGCAATCTGAGTAACACCGTCTACTTTTTGAACGTCGAGAGAAGGACCAGTGACCAAGTCAGCATTGTATCCATGATTGTAAAATGAATACAACCTTGTTCCTGAGTGATCAAAAACATCGACTACGCCACCTTTACCGTCAGAAACGAACAGGTAATCTTCAGTAATCGCAACAGCAAATCCGAATCCTGTTTCGTACTGATTTAAATTTACTGCCCTTCGATCGTCAAATGGAGTCAAAGGTTTTTCAATTGTAACCGCCGTTCCCTGCCAAGAAGATGGATCTGCAGAGGAACAATCCCAAAACGTAACTGACTCTTGAGTGTTTCCAACCTGACCGCCACAAGGATTTCCTGCGATTACAAGGTTTTCTTCAGTTACTGCTAACGAGGTTCCAAGTCCAAAAATAAGATTGCCACCTGAAAGGGAAGTGAGTAGAGAACCAGCATAATTGTAAACTCTAACTCTGCTGTATAAAGGGTCACCAATAAAAATATACTTGTCAGTGAGTTTTATCGGACCTGGACCAAAACCATGGTATTCAGGAATCCCAATGTAATACGCTCTCTTGATTAAATTTATTTTGCATATTTCATTACCGCTAAAGTCATAGACTTTAACAGCATAATAATTATCACCTAATTGATCAGATCTAGCGCAACCAACAGCAAATCTGTCATTAGTTATTGCGACTTGCCTGCCCAACCCTTCATTTGTTTCGCCGATTAAAGTTATATCTGGAGAATCAATTTTAGTTGAGAATCTGTATAGGTTTACTATACCTTTTCCGCCATCATAATTTTGTGCTCCAACTATCATGTATGCCTGCCACGCTTGAACACAAGATCCCCATTCAAGATTCGTAACTGGCACATCAGATCCATCTATTGCTCTTGGGTAAGGAATATATGTAAACAAATCACAGTTAGATGTGTTGAAAGTTTTAAAAATATATTCTGGATCCGGAACACCAAATGAAGGCGTTGCAGGAGGTGGTTCTCTTTCTGCTAGATCTCGCCTCGTTTCCCTTGACTGCAATCCAGCTGATACTCCAGTTCTAAAAGATCCAGCGCCTGCCCAACCCTGTAAAGATAACGGTGGTCTATCTACTGCCATTATTCTGAGACCTTAATTCCTAAGACTGATGAAGTTTGCTGATCATATTCTAAGATAAGATTACGCGAAGGCGTGATTGTACTTTCATTTCCAGGTTTTGCTGTAATCCGAATATAGTTTGTTCCCGTAGAATAATTTTGCGGTTCAAATCCAACAAGATTTACGATACCGTTTGTATTATAATCCCCAACGTTGTCAACCGCAACTGACAAATCATCAACGTAAACAACTTGTAATGTGTACTCGCCTAGTTTATTCTGGATTCTAGCAGTTCTGTTATTGTAGATAAATGATCCAGAAATTACTACTGGTGCTTCTGAGTTAGTTTCTTTCAACTCTTGAGGAAAACTAATTAAATAATCAGTTGGTGTATTAAACCTGCTGACAGTTGCAGTTTCGCCTAATTCATTAGTAGAGACCTGAGAAATTTCTAAACGGTACTGCATTTTAATATCAGCTCTGCTTGACAGAACTGCAGAGTTAGATTCGTCAATATCCGTTAATAAATTAGATTTTCTGAACGATTCACCAAAGTCGCCCGTTTCCGTCGCGAAATAATCAGAAATTGCTTTTTTAACTACGCCCTGCAATCCAGGCAACGTAAGAACCGTTTGTTTTGGATTATATTGAAAACTGCAATCAACTTCAATGTAAATTCTTTCGGGTTCAGTAAATACAATATCAAAAGAGCTGATGCCCAACTCGTCAACGAGTTGCCTTATTTTATTTTGCTCTAATCTCTTTAATTCTTCAGCGTTTGCTTGATCTTCAAACTTAAAAACGATTGAAGCATAAACTTTTCCAAAATCAGGGTCTGGATTATCTTCCCCGCCCCAACATTGTATTTTGTCGATCACTGAGTCGAACTTTTTCGTTATTAAAGAAGTGTAATCCGCTGCAGTGACCATTCTATTTTGCGCGGCATATAAAAACGGCGCATTCTTACGAATGGACTCAATTTTTTCTTTATCCGAACCGCCAAGCGATTGAGCAGTTACAGAAACGAAACTAATCGGAAATGACTCGCTAGTTTCGAGCGGAGAAAGGTCGCCGCTCTCTGTAAAAGTCCTTCCGCCGTTTGCTTTAGAACCTGAAACAGAAAGATACTCAACAACCACTCTGTTGCCAGCGATTGGACGATTTCCAATGGCACTACCGTTACCAAAAGTCAATTCGAAGAATCCGTTTGGTGCTTCGCGTAAAACATACGCCGTGGTGTTTTCATCCAGAGAAGAAATGTCAGACAATTTAGTGTAAGTCGTAAAATCGTCAGAAGATTGCGAAGCAGAAGAGTAAACCCTAACTGTCACTGAATTGATATCGAGACTTTCGTCAGGAATAATATAAATGTCCTCATCTGCTTCAGAAGTTGCGATAAACGATTTTGTTTTCTTCGTTCCTTCGTAGATCGTAACATTTTCCCACGTATAAACGCCCGAAGGTGATTTTTCAGCGGTGTATGACTGTAAAGTTTGAAAAGTATACGTACCATCATCAACTGTGGTCGTAAATTTGTAACCAGAAGGTAACGTGTAAAGTAAAGGACCGTCAACGTCTGTTATTGATATGTCAGCGATAAAATATGACGATTGTTTTGAATCAACGATATATCCAATGCTGTTTGCCAACCCAACCAACGACTGACGGAGTTGAGCAGTTGAAATATACGATTCGTTCAACGCGAAGTTGGCAATCAAACCATTATAGTGCGTATTATACGCTAAAACATCCAGAATGTTCGACAGTCCGGACGCTTCAAAATTATAATCAGCAAATTCGTCTTGCTGAAGAAAAGTTTTCAAGTTGTTTTTGATTGCCTGAAAATCTAATCCCGTTGACCTAATAGTTGTCGCCATTTACCTTAACCTCGAAACGTTGGTTGATAGTGTTACCAATTTATTTGTTCCAACAATACTATATTTCAATTTTATGTTTACCGAATGAGTTTCTGGCAACGCAAATATTTCAATTTTCTCAATTGAACACCTTGGTTCATATCTTTCTATTGTATTTTTAATTTGATTTCTGATTTCGTACTCAGTTTCGCTACCTTTCGACAAGTCAAATAACAGCGCCTGTAAATTTCCGCCAAAATCAGG